CAATTAATACGTCTAACACAAGGTCACCTGTTACCGTGATCGTTTGATTTTTTGAGTTAGTTGTTTGGTCAAAAACTCCAGAGTAATTTTTTTCTCCGACAATTTCTAGTTTTTTGAAAGTAGATCCTTCGGGTATAGTTTGCACTGGAATTACTACTCTTCCCTCAAGGCTGCTCTCTTGGCTTAATGTTTTAAGTTGATACAAAAAAAGATTAATTTGATTTATTGGATTATTGATATTGAGAGCAAATTGCAACTTTAGTGCCGCTAATGTCCTGGATGGTTCATTGTAGTCTTGCGCAAATTGGGCGCCAGACTGAGCTGAGCCATCCAATACCATTGTTTTTGCAAGATACTTTTCTGTTATAGCTAAACCCTCTTGACTGGCCGCAGTGTTTGAATATATATATTGACCATTAATGAGGTCAACCACTCGATTTTCTTTTAATTCTTCAAGATATTGTAGTTTTATTGAATCAATTTGATTGACATAGAAAAAGCTTCCGTCGTCATTTTTTTTGTAAATAGGAACCTTACTGCAAACTTTTTCAATAAAATCGATAGTATAAGCGTCGCTGAATTCTCTAAAATACAGACCTTCAATAATGGCTTGAATTGAATAGTCATAAATTGGATCTTGGGTTTGACCGGCGACAAACGTGTATTCATCAGAAACAAGATCGACCCACATCGCTTGCTGCTCTGGGCTGTTAAACTTTGACTTGTCAAAGACAATATAATTCGGGTCTACTTGTAAAGTTTCACCTGTTGTTAAATCAACTGCCATGTTATTGAAAAGCCATACTATCGAATATATTAAGTCTGCTGTTCTCCATTGGTAGTATGGGGTATCCCATATTTCTCTAACTTTTTTAGTTTTATAACTGTAGTAATCGTAACCAACTACAACCCTACCGTCTTCTTGAACATCACCTCCATAATCTACCGTGGTGGGCACGAATATATTTGTTATGTTAACAGATCCGTCAAGGTTCCAGCCTCTAATTGTCACAGTATATCCTTCTTCAGGGCTAGGTTCTGTTAACAATGGGTCTAGGTAACGAACCATAATCCCATTAATTTTGGTATATTTGCCAAGGGCAAAATATAAAATGATGCCTTTTTTTTCCTCAGTAGTTAATTGATGAGAAGGATAATCACTAAAGAAATTTTCAAATATTTCTTTTGTCAAACTCGCTGATCCAGGCAAATTTAAAAGTCCGTCTTCTCTTACGCAGTCGTTTGCCCTGAAATTTTCCCATAAAAGAGCTAAAGGTCTTTTGTGCTCATCTAAATGAGATAGATCCTGGCTCATTTTTTCTTCTTTTTCTCGTTGATTTCTTTTTGAAGTTGATTATATACTAATTCTATTTCGCCGTCTTTCATTAAGTCTGAAGGCGCTTGATTAGCTAAAGCTTCATTCGGTGTTTTCAACCATTGCGTAGCCCCATAGAAAGGCATTTTCTTTGACAAAAGATTTAAAACATCGTATTTTGATAAATTCGGCATATAATATATATTATACACTAAAGTTTGTGTATTTATAATTAATATTAATCCTAACACGAATCATGGGAAGAAAAAAAATTAAACCTGAAGAAGCTGATCAAATTGCTAAAAACGTATTCAAGTCCAAAATAACCGTAAAAGGAAAAAATTTAAGCGAAAAACAAAATACCTTTCAGAAAATCGCATCCAATGAAAACACAAAAATAATGTTTGTTTCTGGACCTGCTGGTTCCACAAAAACTTACATGGCTGTTTATTCAGCGCTTAGACATTTACAAAAAGACGAAGACCTTGACTTGCTTTATGTAAGAACAGCAATTGAAAGCGCTGATAAAGGGCTAGGGGCCCTGCCAGGGACTTTAGAAGAAAAGTTTAATCCGTATATGGCACCGCTTGAAGATAAGCTCGATGAAATGCTCCCCAAGACTACACAAATAAAATCTGACCTAATTAAATCTGGAAGAATCCAGGCTATGCCAATTAATTTCTTAAGAGGGGCTAGTTGGATCAACAAGATCGTGGTTGCGGATGAGTCTCAGAATTTTACATTTAAAGAGCTTGTCACGCTTATCACCCGCATAGGTGATAACACAAAACTTTTTATTTGCGGAGATATGATGCAAAGCGACATCAACGGTAAAAGCGGATTCTCTGATATGGTTAAATTATTCAGCGATGAAGAAAGCAAAGAACGAGGCATACATAACTTTAGGTTCAATGAGCATGACATTTTTAGGAGTGAAATATTAAAATACATTGTAACTAAATTGAAAAATAAATAGTGTATATATTAACATGGACGGTATATATTTAGTAATTTCTGCAATTATCGGAGCTTCAGCAACAATAGCTAGTGTTATTATATCAAAACGTGCAAAAAAAATCACGCAAAGAGACCCTATTTTAAGTGAAACTCAAAACAATGAAAATATATATGCTGCATTAGATTTCTTAATGAAAGAAATGGGTGCTGATAGAGCTTATATTTTACAGTTTCATAATGGGGGTTACTATATCTCTGGGCGAAGTCAACAAAAATTTAGCTGCACTCATGAAATAGCGCAACCAGGAATCAGTAAAGAATGTGAGTTTTCGCAAAACCACATTGTTTCAAATTTCCATTCTTATGTTAGTGAGTTGACAAGCGAAGGTAAGTTTGCATACGTTGATTGCGAAAAAGTTGATGATAGATTATTTGCAGCCATGATGAACAATAAAGGAATCAAGAGTATATATAACGTGCCAATTAAAACATTAAACAGTCAAGTTATAGGTATACTAGGAGTTGACTACATAAAAGAATGCGCTAAAGATTCAAAAATTGGTTTCTGCTCAAAAGAGCAAAAAGAAGCTTTCAGTAACGAGACTAATGAGTTTATGCGGCGCCAGGCACGTGTAATATCTGGATATTTGGTTTAGATTAAAATAGACTTTTTAAGTTTGCCGTTTATTATTATAATAAATTATGCAGACAATATTTTGTACAGAATGCGGCCACAAGATGGTATACTCTGGTTCTAAACCTAAATTTTGCTCTTCTTGCGGAACTCCCATGGGTGCCTCCGCTAAAAAAGAAACAGAACCTAGTATTCCAAAAAAAGCTAATCCAAGAAACCTCTCAATAAGAGAACAAATGGAAGCTAAACGTCAAAAACCACATCTTAACGATGACGAAACAGATATAGATTATATCCCTAATATCGCATCGTTTGAATGTGATTATACATCGTCAGGACACCCAACTTACAAATTTGGAGAAATACTAGGAGATGCCCAAGAAGAGCCAAAGCAAGACAAGCCAAAAAGACGACAAAGAAGAAAAAAGTAAACCTCAATTCTATGAAGATTTCTCTGAAGTTATAGATCAAGAACTTAAAAAGAGGAGCAAGAATTGGTTCCTAACTTCTGTGTCCTGGGTAGATTTTGACGATGTTTGCCAAATAATTCGGGCACATATTCACAAAAAATGGGATCAGTGGGATCAATCTAGACCAATAAAGCCATGGTTAAATAAAATCATAGCTAATCAAATGAAAAACATCTTGCGCAATCATTATAGTAACTACGCAAGACCATGCTTGAATTGCCCATTTAATTCTGACGCGGAATATCATTTATGCAGTTTTACAGAGTCAGGTGAACAAGACAGAACTTGTCCGCTCTATAAAAAATGGGAGCAATCCAAAAAGCATGCTTTTAATGTTAAGATTACGCTTTCCCTAGAGCATCATATTCACGAGGTAGACTCAAGCCCCGAAGGCTACCTAGGTATGGACTTACAATCCGCCACAAAAAGATTAATAGGAGAACTCAAAAAAGAATTAAATTCTAGACAATTTCAAGCTTTTAATTTATTATTTATAGAAAACTTAACAGATGAAGAGGTGGCAGATAAAATGGGTTTTAAGAGTACAGAGGTAGGCAGAAAAGCAGGATACAAACAAATTAAAAATTTAAAAAAAACTTTAAAAGATAAAGCTGCAAGAATATTAAAAAATAAAGGAATAGCCTTTTTAGATGACACAAATGAAACTATCTGACGAACAAAAACAAATTATCAGGGATAACTTTAAAGAAAACCCCAATTTATTAGATTTAACTAGGTTAGTGTTTGATAATCCAGAAATCGACGGAAGAAGTAAAGAAGGTAGGGCAGTCAGAGAATTCCTAGCCAAAGAGAACTTAGAATACAAAACAACCTTAAGAGAAAAAGTTCCAGATATTGAATTAAATGAGCAACAGATAGAATTTATCAAAGCGCAAGCTCAGAATGGATTAAGCGCATTTCAGATAGCTGAGATACTTTTCCCTGACTTACCAATTAAAAGGTTCTGTAAAGAGCACATGACTATTGTAGACTTTTTAAGAGAGTATGAGCCTGCATATGTTCATGAAACTGAAACCGCTTTAAATAAAACATACAACCCACCAAAAGTCTTCAGCACTGGACTTAAAAAGATAAACACATTCACTCTGCAAGAGATGGAGGAAGAAAAACTCACTCATGATGACATAGAATGCGTAGAATCATTAATGAGGAATTTGGCAGCGCCTAGATTTATACAAGTTATTAGTAATTACAATAGCATGAAAGATCGTGAATTATTCGAGGCTGAATTTGTTCGCGCAACTTGGGATAAGCCTGATCTTACTAGTGACGAAATCAACCTTTATATAAACGTATGCGTAGATTACATCAACCTTAAGAATATTTCCTCTCACATTGAGAAACTAAACACCATGTTTAATGAAGTCGAAGACCAACAAGATATGACAGTAAGACTAGCTGAAGTATTAAAGTCTAAGACAGATGAATATGATAAATGTGAAAAGAGAATGGAGTCATTAATTAAAAAATTAAATGGTGACCGTTCAGAAAGATTAAAAAATAGACAGAAAGATAATGCCACCATCCTATCCTTAGTTAAGAGCTTTCAAGCCGAATCAGAACGACGTCGAATGATCGAATTGGCAGAGATGCAGAAAAAATTAGTTGAAGAAGAGGTGG